ACCCTCAGGACGGATTGGATCAGGCCAGCGACGAAGCCGACTCGATACGACGGAGCGAAGCCTCGCGGAAGCGGGCGTAGCCACCCAACCAGTACCAGCCAATCGGCTGCAAACGGGCCAGGGTGTCGGTCACCGGGCCGCGCACGATACGCGGAACAGAACCGTTTCCATCAACAATCGAGTGGGCCTTAGCAAGAGCCTGACGACCCATGATGTGCGTGCAGTACACCTCGATGGTGCCGGTCGAACCGGAACCGTCCGAAGCGTTCTCGAACACCTTTGCGCGGGGCGTCTCGATGAAACGGACACCTTCGAAGGCTCCGATCTCACCGTTGTAGATGCCCATCGTGTCCACGTACACGTGCGGGTCACGCCACGAAGCCGCGCCAGTCTCCTTGCGGAGGTCGTAGGACACGTCAGGGTGGATGAAGCCCATGTACAGGCCGTTGAACGTGGCGGCGTTCGCCTTACGCAACTGGGCGGTCACCTTGCGAACGTCGTTCGCTTCGATGATGTCCTCGGCCTGGACGGTGGTGCGGCTCGACGGGGTGGTGCTTCCACCACCGGCGTAGATCACGTTGTCGCCACCAGCGAGAACGTCACGAACCACCTGGTCGATGGAGTCACCAGCGTTGTAACCGACGACGTTTGCAGCAACGCTGTCCACGTCGAGGAACGAGGTGCCACGCAACTTGGCGGTGGTGATCACGGCGTTGCCGTACTCGTTGAGGGTGACGGTCACCTGGCTGTCGCTGAGAGCAACAGCGGTCACGTCAGTCGTTTCCGACAGGGTTCCGGTAGCAGCCGACAGATCGTTGAAGATCGTGAAGGTCACACCGCTTCCCGGCATCGCCTGGGCGGTGGGCTGCACGTCGGCAGCCTGGTCGAACAGAAGTTCCGAACGGAGCGCGAAATACGCGATCCGGTCAAATGCTACCTGATCGACATCAACAGAAGATTGCTGTGTGTATGCCATTGGGGTTCACTCCTTAGTGAAGGTTTGTCCCCCGAACCGAAGCGGTTAGAGGGAGGTTTGGGCTTGTCGTGCTTCGGCCAACAACATTTCCACCTCAGCCTGCGTTTTGGCTTGGCTGATGCGTGTCACCAGATCAACAGGGGCTTCACCGGTCTGGTTCCCTGCTGCCGCCTGAGTCGTGCGACTCCATGCTGCGGCTTCCTGGGCGACCTGTGCGGCCTTCTGATCTTGGATGATTTGAGCCTCGATTGCAGCCTGTCTGATCGCTTCGGCTGAAAGTTCCCCGTCGTAACCCTTCATAAAGTATTTGGCGACCGGGAGGCTGGGATCAATCCCTGCTTCCACGAAAGCCAACTTGCGGGCTGCGGCTGAGGCTTCCTCTGCCTTCGCTTTCAACGCTGCGTTTTCGGCTTCCAGTTGCTTCATCCTCTCGCGCAGAGGGTTGCGACCAGAATCCTGAGTTTCATCGAACTCAACGTCGTTGTCCACTATGTACACTCCTTTGCCCAAACCGAACCCGGAGGCAGGTGCGGTTGCTGCTTGCTCCCCGTTGCGGGGGTTCCTCCCTATTGGGATCGCTATTGAGTGTATCAGACGTTTGCTGGTAGCAAAGGATTATTGGAGGCCGGTGACGGTGGTTCCCTGGCCGGCGAACCTACCGCCTGCCTCGAACGCGGCGGCACGTTCCCGTGACCGTTGGCGAAGCCTCTGCTGTGCGGCAGCCGATGTCCCGAATACGCCAGCCATCTGTTCCTCTTGCGTGATCGCTTGCTCGGTGGTGCCGGGCAGCGGGACGAACAGTTCTTCGGCGGCGGCAATCGTTTGGAACCCAGCGCGAGCCTGTTCCTGGGTGACGCCGGCAACCGCAAGTGTTTCGGCTTGGGCGGCAGTCAGTTCCCGTTGGGCCTGTTCCTGCGCTGCGGCCCCAATCTGGGCGGCTCGTGCCTGACGAAGCAGAATCGGGGTAGCGCGTTGCGGATCAAGGAAATAGGCGGCCAGGTCTTGATCGCCGATGGTTGGGTACAGGCGTCGGATTTCTGACATAACGGTGGGTGATGCTTGGGCGACCGCCTGGTAACCCTCGTTGATTCGAGACGATAGTTCGGCTACGGAAACGTCGCCTCCGATCAATGCTCCGAAGTCGGTGGCGTCGTTGTAGAAGTCGGTGGGTAGGCCGGCTGCTCGAAGCACCTGACGGTATGATCGTTCTAGACCGATGTATTCGGATTCGCTTAGTGCGTTGAACCCTGCTTTGCGGCGTACATCTACTCCTGGGAATCGTTGGGCGTATTCCTTAGTGCCGCGAATCTGGGTGACTAACTCGGCTGTGTTGGTGAGGCCACCTTCAATGAGGCCATACACCATGCCGGTCAGCGAGTCCAGGCCGAAGTCTTTGAGCATTGCTGCGAGGATTCCGCGAGCCGATTCTTTCTTCTCTTGGAGGGCAGCCGCTTTCTGCTGTTCGCTGAACAGTTTTTGCTGTTCCAACAACTTCTGTTGCTGGGTAAGCATTTCTTGCTGTCGAGCAGAACGATCACGTTCAGCCTGTCGTGCCGCAATTGTTCCGGCAGGAACACAGGCTTTTGTTTCCGGATCGTATTCCTGACCTGGGGGGCATTGGGTTGTTTCCTCTCCCGTTGTCCCACCAGCGGTGCCGCCAGCAGCAGGGGCAGCCGTAGATGTTGGGTTGTAAAACTCAAACTGGTTAGTCCCTGTTTGAACATAGGTGCCAAGTTGAGTTTGAAACACCGGCAAATAGCCACCACCAGGAGCAGCCACCCACGTGCCGAACTTTCCTGCATCAATGATTTCACCGAAGTTAGACATCAGCCTGCCCTCCCGAACATACGACCAATCTGCAACGCGATGTCATACACCTGCGACTTTGCATTATCTGTGTACTCCCAACCGAACTGTGGGTCTTTCCTCAAATAGTCAGCCCACTCACTAAACGACATCTGAGACAGATTGCCCTTATCGTCCCGCGTATTGAACGCAGCCGACCACTTCGGATCGGTGAAATCAATCTGTTCCTCAGGAATCTCCAAAATGCTTGACGCATAACGGGCATACGGCGAAGCCATGTCCTGAAACGACAACCCTCGATCAAGGCCACCAGCCAACGACGGATACATGACCTTCGCCTGTTCACGGAACTGCGCTTCCAACGAAGCCAATGTCTGCTGACCCGTCGCAACCTGCCCAGCATTATTCGTAATTGCAGAATCGGACATAGAAATGCCGTACTTGTTAGCCAGTTGACGGACACTCTGACCGTAGAAACCCTGACGCAGTTCAGAAGCACCAGTAGATGTCTGCAACATTCCCGACGCCAGGTTGTTGAGTGCGACATCAGGGCTGAACCCAAACTTAGCGATGTCAAGACCTGCTTTACGTAGCAAGCCTTCGTCGGTGGACAGGCCGCGATCCAACGCTAGTTTTTTTAGATTTTTGATAATCCCTTCAAGAGTTGACTTTGCGGTTGCTGGATCAGATGCTTCAAGTTCTGTCCATTGACGTACATTTTTGTCTGTACTTTTCCACCAGTTCGTCTTTCGCAACGCAAGATCAAACGCTTCACCAAACGGATCGGCACCCGGCACCATCGGCCGTGCCATCCAATCGGCAATAAACTTTCGCATTTCTTCGTTGTCTTTGAAGATGTCCCACCATGCGCCGGCTTCAAGGCGGGCGGCTTCTTCCCATGACGGGGGGATCAATGCGACCTGTCCGTTTGACCCAACGAGTTGTGTGCCTGCGGCAGGGGGGACGGTACCGGCGGGTGTGCCTCCAACAGCCTGCCCACCGGCACCGCCAGCAGGAACCATAGGAGGTGTACCCGGCTGCTGTCCAGCCGGAGGTGCCGACACATTGGGTACTTCTTGACCGGTTGTCGGATCAACAACTCGACCGTTCCGAACGACCAACGCCCGCAAACCTTGTGCGATGCGCTGCTTGTTTACTTCGTCCAATGTGGGCATCCGACTTGTGGTTGTCGGAACTGTTGGTGCCATCTGTTCGCGTTGACCGACTGGAACGGGGCCGGTCTGAGCAACCTGGCCGGGAACAACAGTAGGTTGTGGAACTGCCCCAGGCTCAGGTGCAGTAGGCCCGATAGGAGTAGATTTTTTCATCTGCTCAACAGCAACCAGTTGGATTGGCTGTGGAACATTTTGTGGGCGACGCCCAGACTCGTACTGGTCTAAGGCTGTTTTCAGACGAAGTTCATTTTCGTTGAACAGCGCAAGCCACGCTTGAAGATTAGTTTGTTCTTCAACGGTAGTAGCGCGAGAAATCGCTTTCTCAATGTCTTTGCGCCGCGCCTGAACGCTGTTGTAATCCAAACGAACTTTTTGTGTTTCTTGGGTAATCTCGCGTTTTGACTTTGCTTCGGCTTGTGTCGTTTCAAAGACAGTTGGGCTAAGTTCTTTTTCAACCTGTGCGATGTCGGCTTCGACCTTCTTCAACAGTTCGTCGTAGCCACGCTTGGTGTATTTAGTTCCCTCAAACGTGTACTGATTACGAACTGGTGTAACAGCCAGGATCGCATCGCGGCGGCGGCGAAGTTCTTGTAGGCGTTCATTCGTCGCTGGTGTGCGCTTTACTGATGCCATCACATTCCTCCGGTGGCGTTGAAGATACGGTTCATAATCCGCATGAACTTGAAGCCATTGGCTTCGGTCGGCGCAAGAAACTGCGCGGCAGCCTGACCGAACGCCTGCGTAGACGGAGCCTCAGCAGAAACACCGCCACCATAATACGCCTGTTGCGACTTCAACTCGGCTTGCTGGAAACCGGGAACAACCAATGCGAGTTCCTGTTCGGTGAACGCTCGACCGATGGTGTCCAATGCAGCCTTGTTTACGGCGTTCTTGATGTCGTCGGGGTTTGAGACACGGTAACGACGGACACCGCCACCGGTACCTTCACGATCAGGGATGAACCGATCCATGTCAAACAAGGCGCGGTCACGTGTAACGCCCTGATCATTTGAGAACGCAATCCAGTTTCCGATTGCCTGCAAATCGTTTTCAAAGTTAGACGAACCGGTGTAGAAACCTTTGCGGCGCAGAATGTCAAAGGTTCGCGCTTTGTCCTGAGGCGACATTGACGAATACACGTTTCGGAAGAACTGTTCATCTTCGGGGTACGGCTCAGGGAGAGCAACCGTGTTATTGCGGCCAACAAGTCCTGTTCCCGTGTAGTAGCCCTGACCGCCACCACCACCAGGCGATGCGCCAGTAATGAAACGCGGAGGTGGCTGTCGAGGTGTACGACCAGTCTGCCCACCAGTAGGCATACCGCCCGCGTAGCCAGCAGACGGAGAAACGCCACCCTGATTCTGATTGTTACTCATAGTCACTCACCTGTATCCAAGTCGATTTCGTTGAACAACACTCGATCATAAATACGTTCAAACTGCGGGTACGACACAATGATCCCATCTGCGACGTTCCGCAACCATGCACGCAGATCAGCAACCTGCTTCCCGCCCAACGACCTGAACCCACGGTTCAACGCTTCTTGTAACGCTTGGTCACGAGCATCCATGTAGATACGGGTGGCTTCGGCAACAGGGTTACCGTCCAGAATGTCGTCACCGACTGCCGCAAGAATCTGTGTGATCTGGCTTTCTAGACGGTTGAACACCATCGGCTGATAGGCGTAACCGGGGAACCGTTGCTGCAAATCTTGACGTACCATACGCAGATAGTCGCGTTGTTCTGTCGTGGGGTACGGCCCTGCCATGCGAACCACGTTGCGGTAGATCGAGCGACCTACTAATGCTTGTGCTTCTTCAACCAGTTCGGACGGTTTCAGTTTCTCACGTTGGCCGGTCGCCAACTGACGGAGATACACCTGGTAGTCAAAGTTTGAGCCGGTCGGAGCGAAGTATCCGGCCACATCCTTGTATCGGGCAAATAGGCTACGGTTGTCTCGTTCAAAGTTGCCGAACTCTTTGGAAGCGTCAAGACCGCCAACGGTTGATCGCGTCTTTCCTGCCATGTACAAGAAAGCGTCATCGCCGAAAACCTGCATGAATGTTTCTACGGCGGTGTCGTAGTTGGCTGATTGGAAGTCACGGAACGCTTTGGATAGTTCTGATCCGTAAACGTCGCCGGCGTAGGTTTCTACTTTGAACTCGACGGATGGGCGGGTGGGGCCGACGAACTGGCCGAGCGCACGCAACATGAGTAGGGTGCGGGCGCGACTATCGGCGTCATCTTCAAGGCGTTGCTTGTCGGCTTCGTTAGACAGGTCGTATTCGCCGGTCATGGCGAGGACACGCATTGTCTCAATCTTCATGTCGCCCAACATTCGATTGGATTCTGGGCTTTGAACGGCGTCTTGAACTTTCTGCATCCACGATGGAATAACAGTTAGTTCTGGTTCGCCGTAGGGGGTGAGGAACCGACGTACATCGTCGGCGGCAGGGAGTTTGCCGAGGATGCGTGACGCTGCGATCTGTGCTAGCGGGCCAAGACCCGGCACAATGTTCAAACCCATGTTGAGTGTGCGGGCTGGTGCTTGAAGTTCAACACCAGGAACACCAAACATTGATTGTGCGACACCGCCAGCCGCCAAACCAGCGGCACCACCAGCCAACGCTCCACCAGCACCAAATACGGCTGCACCACCCAACGCACCAATTCCACCGAAATACGATGTGAGGGGGCCGAGTTGCTTGGAGAACGGATAGTTGAATACGTATTCGCCGGTTTGCGGGTCTTTCCAGAAGAAGCCTCGCCCGTCGTTATCGGGATCGGCGTCGCGTAGACCTTCGACTGAGACGCCGAGACGCTTCAATGCTTCGGGGTTAGACGCAGCGATTTTTGTCCACGACGAGATCACTTCTGCCCATGCGGAACCGAACGGCACTACGACGCGGAGGATGTCTGCAAAGTTGGATTTTTCGGCTGCGTTGTAGAACAGTTCTTTGGTGGAGTCAAGTGCGAAACCTTTGGCATAGGCATCGAGTTCAGACAGTTCTAGTTTTCCTGTTGCGGAGGCAGGGTTTTTCAGTTTTTCCGTGATGCGTTTAGCCAAACCTGAATCGCCAACATACTGCGCCAGCCAGCGATCTGTTAGTTGTTTGCCTTCTGCTTTGGCGGCTTTCTGCAACGAATCACGAACCATCGTCAGCCCGTTTTCGTTCAGTTCGTCTACCAGGTTGCTTACTTTCTGGTAGTAATACTGCCGGAACACCGGGCTTTGCATCAAATAAGCCGACCGCTTGGGATACTGCGACCCAAAGAAACGGTCTACAACCTTATCCCAACCCTTGAACACATTATTTCGCTGGCGTCCACTCGGCGTCAAATCTCCTGGTGTTGTTTCGATACCAACCTTGAACCACGGCGACAACTCAACATTCGGATCAGCGATCACACGTTCCGCAGCACGAGTCCACTCGTCTGAATAGTCATACCTCGCGCCCTTCGGCGTCGTCTTGAAAATAGATAACTCTGTACCGTCATCGAGAACAACCTTGCCATCAGCGATTGCCCGACGCAATACTTCATTGCCACGCGCAACATGATGAACACGGGCGGTCGCATAGTCATTGACATAACTCAATAGGTTCGTATCGTTTGTCATGTCGGCAGTCACAACATCCCGTTGACCCGAAGTGGTATCCACCATTTCTTTATTGCGCCAACGGTTCTGCAACTTCTCAACGTATTCCTTGCCCCACGCTTCGGTTTTCAGAACACGCACTATTTCTTCGGATGTCATGTCGCCACGTGCAACCATTTGCATTACGGGGTCGTCATGCAACAAAGAAATCTCGTCTTGCAAACCTTTTCTGTACCGTGAACTATCGGCTCGTGTTACAGCCGCCCAGACGCGATCTTTGACGCCACGGTATTCAAGATTGATTGAATCCATCGCTTCACGCATCGTTTGATTGGTGGCGAGAGAGTATTCCTGCATCCCGCCACGTGCAATACTTTCAGCATCATCAAACATTTCGCCGGTCAAAGTGCCGCGAAACCGTTTGTGTTGCGCCATCATAATCCATTGAATCGGGTGGTAAATGCCACCCTTCAAACCTGGTGTGAACGACAGTCGGAACGCCGAGTCGGTCATGTTGCGAAGCACATAACCGGGGGTCATCAGAGTCAACGGTCGCCACAGTTCATTCTGATAGAACTCCAACGCCGATGCCGGCATCCGAAGTTCCCGATAGTTTTCTGGGTTAGACAGTTTTTTGCCTTTGCCCATCACCCATCCAAGATCGCCAACCATGCGGCGAACTCGACGTGGGTCGGGGAGAACGGCCGTGATCTGGTTCAGCATTTCTGATTGTGTCCCAGCCGTTGAAGTTGGAGCGAACATTACTCGACCGTCTGGAAGAACAACTTTCGCGCCGAAACTGGTTGGCTGCCCAAACTCATCCAATGATCCATAAACGGAAAGTTGGCGGTATTCCTTTGTTTTAGCAAGAAGGGTCGTGATCGCTTCGTCGGGGACGCCCTGCGCTTTCAGAACAAGTTTGGTGATCGTGTCGATTTCTTCCATCGTGGAATACACGTCACCGTTGTTAGTGGTCAAAGCGCGAGCAAAACGTGTCACTATCCCGTTTCTAACTTGATCTGCCGTTTCTGTTTCTGTTGCAATTTCTTTCCCGTAAAGACGCAGATAGTTGTCTACATTCTTGACGGACTGCGCGACATCGCGTGCGTTACCACCCTGCAACACGACGTGTTCACCTGGGACGGATGCCATAAGTTTCGCTACACGTGAACTCTTACCAGCGATACGGGCAACGAAGTTACGGTCGCCTAAATCAAACTCATCTACACCGTAACCGAGGTTGTCTAGAAGAAGTGTGCGGGCTTTGCCAGCGTCGTCGGCGTCAATGACATCTAGCCAGAACTTTGCGTCTTGAACCTTCGGGAACATTTGCATCGCTTCGTCAATAGTTTTGACATCAGCGACCTTCTGGACAGCCTGCGCCCCACCGCGGGAATCAATCCACGCACGAACTTTTTTCGGATCAATGGCCGCACGTTCAGCGTCAAGCAAACCGGCCGCCGACTTCGTGAACAGTCCGACACCAGCAACTTCTCCGGCTCGCGCCCCCGCCGCAGCAACACCAGCCTTCGCGGCCTGGAAACCAGGAACAGCGGGGATAGCGACCGCCGAAACAGCATCAACCAATCCGGACAGGATGTTGTATTCGCGGGAACCAGGCTGACTGATCACCGACGCGAAACCACGTCCGATAGTCCATGCTTTACCGTCAATCTCGCCTCGATAACGGCGGGCGCGTTCAGCCTGCAACTGTGCGGCACGTCCACCCAAGAAGTATCCGTCGCCAGCGACTTCATCGTTAGCGATCAAGGTTCCGAGGTCGGTTGAAATGAACCAACCGTTTACATCGTCGTTTGTATCAAACAGTTGCGCGGCAGCACCAGTCACCGTCTGCGGCACAAAGTTCAATGTTGCCATCGTCCACCGTGAAGCAGTACGAACTTTTGACGCGACGTTGCGTTCCCACCACGACTTCTTCTTCTTCTCCTGTTTAGACGCTTCAAGTTCGCGTTGCTGTGTGTCAGCCAACAGTTTCGCTGCCTGCTCAGGTGTCATGCGGCCAGCGGTAACAGCCTGCGCCGCAGGGAGCAAAACACCAGGATTCGCATCCCGATTGTTTGCGTACAACTGGCCGACAGTTGAAGCCAACTGTGGCGACGCTGAGGCACGGAAACGCAACGCCCTTTGGTCAGCCTCCGCAAACTCGCGGTACATCTGATCTTCTTCTTCGGGTGTGAAATCCAAACTCATTGGTACTGGGATTCCGTGTACTTAGAAATCATGTCAGCCAAATCAGGATTAGGAAACATCTGATACAACACTCGCAACTGTTCCAAAGTTTCATCAACCGGAACAATGCGTGGCATGATTCCTGCCTGGGCAGAGTTGGGGCCGGCACCGAAATCTGCGCCTGCGGTGATCGGTTCAGCAGGTCGTTCAGTTGGCCGGCTCAACGGTTTTGCGCCAGGGCGCGGAGCAGGAGCCTGCTGTGCAGCCATCTGCTGTGCAGCCACAGTCCCAGGTGCGGTGCCAGGAGCGACAGCCTGCTGAGCCTGCGCCTGCTGAGTAGCAGTTCCGTAGGTTTGTCCCGTAAACGCAACTTGACGTGTAGCAGGGTTACGAAGATCGGAACGATTCGAGTAGTCGGTCATGTCAGCCTCCCAACTGGGCTAGCAACGCTTCAATACCGCCACCAGGTGGGCCGGTCATCGGAGCCTCAGCCCCCATACCAGGCATCGCCAAACCAGGCATACCCATCGGTGAACCCTGCGGAACCTCAGCAGCCTGACGTTCACGAGCCACCTCATCAACTTCCTTCACCGCATCAAACAGGCTCTTGTTCTCAACCATCACCTTCTTGACCAGCAAAGCAAGATCAGCGGGCTGATACGGGCCATCAGGGTTCGCGGCCTGCTGCTGAATAGACGACAACAACGCCGCCTCGACACCTTCGGACACGATGCGATCATGTTCCATGTCAGGATCAGAAATGAGCGGATCCGCTTCGCGGGCTGACTCTTTCGACATCAAACCGGTGCCGACACGCTGACCCAACCCAATAATCAGGTTGTTCACATCGGTACCAGCAGCCGAGTATGCGACATAGTGGAAGTCGGTTTCCCACACCTTGTTCGGCGTGTAATCCACCTTGCCATCCGATGCGCGGCCAGACATGAAGAACATCTTGGGGCTGTCGCCCCAATACGCCTTCTCCACCGCAATCGCCACCTTATCTTCTTCGAGCATGGATGCTGCGAACACTTCCTGTGCTTCCTGCACACGGAAGTCTACGGTGGCCGCCAAAACGGATTCGCCACGGCGACCGGTACGAATGTTCGTTGCGGATTCGCCACCGAACTCGGCGGGGATCGCACCTTCCAATCGTTCCTGCCGTTCAAGACGATCCAACGCCTGCTCAGTCTTGTAACCAGGGTTCACCTGTTGGGTGCGAAGATCGCCACCCTTTACCACGCCAAGCAAACCTTCCTTGCCGTTCGCCAACTGGATGATCTCCGGGTTCTCACCAGGGCGAGCAACCAGGTATTCGTCGGGGAAGATGCCACGTTCAATGGCGATTTCGGTGAGAGCCTGCAACCTGGCTCGCGTGTAGTACATACCGAGCAACCCGTCGAACTGGCCGTGCGGTCGGTCCAGGGTGATGCGGTTGGGGACGATAACGAGTGGGCGGCCGGCACGATTCACGAGGCGTTCCAACTCGATTGCTTCGGCTCCCATTCGTTCAAACGGGGTGAGCATCGGATCGTCCTCGGCACCCATCACGAGCAGAACGATTTCGTTTGCGTCGATGTATTCAAGCAGGGTGAACATGGTGTCGTGTTCAACTTTGCCGAGCCGCAAACGACCGTCGATCAGGCCGCCATAGTTCATCGCTAGCCACGAATACGGTTTACGGTAGGTGAAGATGCAGTCGTAGGGAACCGGATCGTCCGGATCGTCTGACGGACACGGGTAGGTGTCCAACGGGTTTCGGACGTGCCAACGCGGAACCAGGTTCTTGAAGTCGGGTTTGATGACAACCGGACTGGACGAGTAGGCGAGCAGGTGGCGGGCGCGGCGACGCAACTTCATGTTCATTCGGTTCTGATCCCAAATGGACAGCATCGCCTTCTTGCGGAGGCCAGCCAACTCTTTTGAGCGTTCGGAACCTTCCTTGATTGCCGGGAAGAACGGTGAAGGCATCGTGGATGCCACCCGCATTGATGTCTGATCCAAGCCTTGTACCAGCAGGTTTGCTACCGATGACCTGGCGTTTCTGTCCAGTTCGTTCAACGGGATGATCACGTCAGAGTTAGCCAACTCTTTGACGCGCTGCATCTGATCAAGGACTGGGCCTTGCTCCCGACGCCGGTGCCGGTAGATACCTACGATTTCTTCGATAGTTCGCACAGACACTCCTGGTGGGCAGACTTGCTACCAGGATACATGATTTACCCTGCTAGGAAGGAAGGACGCCACATTCGGGGTGGCAGTTTGGGTTCAGCAAGTTTCGGGGCGTGAAGCAACATGAACCATAAACTCATCGTCAGGTCGGTGCCACGCTTCTTATCTTTCGTCCAGGTGGTGAGTTCATCGATGAGGGCGAGTGTTTTCCAGTTGGCTGTCAGCGTTGGTAGACGGATTGAACCTGATCGGACAGCCGGGGGGATCAACGCTTCCACACCCAGGTTCTCGTCAATCTTGTTGCGATGCGTCTGATGGGGAACGATCAGCACTTGTCGGAGGGCTGACCAGCGGCGCACGAAGTCGTGGGCCAACAGGAATCGTTGGGCGGCGTTCACCTCAACAACAATGTGGGAAACCGGATACCCCAAATCTTCGGATCGGGCCACCCAATCTTCCAAAATGCCGTGGTAGCGGCCGGTGGACAGGTCGTATCCCAACAAATCTTCGGCTGTCAGTTTGATGCGTTCCAAATCAACGACGTGATACAACCCCAGGTCAGGTTGCACAACTGTCCAGATCACACCCCAAAAGTTGCTGGGGGACGGATCAACAGAAATGATCGACACCCACGGTTGGGCGAGGTCGCGGCGCAGATTCCCCGGTTGACGATCCCGATCAATGCACCCTTCGTACAGAACCCCATCGTTCCCTAAACCGCCTGTGAGCATGGTGCGTTCAACCAACTGGTAGTCGGTATCAATGTTCTCCTGCTGGTAGACAACCCGAAACTTGGTGGGTTGGTTGTGTCGGATGAACGACAGGTCTTTCCAGGGGAGACGCACCGGATCAAGCAGCGGGCCGTTCGGCCATGCCGGGGAATCTTTGCGGCGAGACTTCGGGCCGGTATCCAGTTCCTCGTAGTACGCCTTGAACGTGATGTGATGGTACTTCTGTTTCTTTACCGGGTCATGCAGGTGTTCTTCAACGGTGGCATCGTCGCCTGAACCTTCGAAGTCGTCAATGTCGTCGTAGGTGACTTTGTTCAGACAATGGGCGTACAGGTCGCCGGGGCCGAGCCTCTGGCCGATCACCGCCACCAAACCGCCTGGATCGCAGCGGGCTTCGGCCATCGAATCCCACCGTTCCAACAGGCGGTCACGGGCCACCGACTCTTTCGCGTTCTCAGGCGAAGCCACGTCGTCAAACAAGCAGAGGTCGGCGCGGTGGCCGATGAACTCGGAGTCAATACCGTACGCCGACACGGTAGGTTCCTTGTTGTCCAACGCACGGAACCCCTCTTGCTCGACGATGAACTCCTCAGCCCGCCACAGAGAGCCGGAGGCAGTCGGTTTGAACCGGCCGTAGTCCTGCGCGAGGCACCCTTCGGCGTCCACCGCCAACCCTTTCCGTACCAGTTCGGGGTCAACGATCAAACGGGTGGGCCGTTCGAGCGTTTCGCGGATACGGCGGCTGTACATCTTCGCCAACGTCTGCGAGATTGACCCGTACAAGACGCGGATGCCACGGTTTCGGACGATACACCACACCGCAACATCGTGGAACAGGGTGGATTTGCCTGCACCGGGGGGACAGTTCAGGACAAGGAACTCTTTTTCTTCTGATTCGAGGTATTGGGCGATCTTGTAGGCGGCTTCGACCTGCCACGGCGACGGGACACGCCCCAAATAAACACGCCGAAAGTAGTCGAAGTCGTCCCATCCGCGTTTCGCACGTTCCGAAAGACGCGCATACGGGATCACCGGAGGTAGATCGGCGGCTTGATCCAGGTCGGAACGCAACTCGTCCAGGTTTTTCGCACCACGGTTCACCTTGTACACCGCAGTTTTGACTGCGAAATCGGCAACCTTCTGCTCGACTTCTAGTTTGCGGCGTTTCGCATCCCACTTCTGACCGGTGTTGTAGTGGATACCAGCGATCTTGCAGGCTTCTTTGATCGAGATGCCGGCTGCGCGGGCTTCCCAGAACCGTACTTTGTCCTCGGTGGGGACATCGCGGCGACCAGAGTTTTCGTTACCTGTCATCGGATACCTGTTTCAACGCTTCCCAAATGTTGCACGATACAACAACAGGTTGTCTAGGTTGGTCAAGAAACGTGTACTCAAATCGTCCTGGTTGATCGTGAAGCGTGTAACGCACCTTACCGTACGGTGTGTAGCGGTAGATGACTGGTGGTTTCACCTATCAATGATAAACGGAAGCGGCCCCAGCCGGGAGCGTTTGCTCGACCGACTGAGGCCGCCCCGTGTGGGGGTAGATGTAGCGCATGAGCCGGGAGAGAGAGAACCAAGCAGAGCAACGCTACGCCACCAGTCTATCACCTGCTATGATTGCCAACGAGAGAGAACCAGTAATACCAGCAGAGAAAGTAAAAGAAAATGAGCATCAAAGTTATGGCGTGGGCCTGGGAACAGGCAACCACATCATCAGGCGAAAAACTTGTGTTACTCGCTCTCGCAGACCACGCGAACGACGACGGACAATGTTGGCCTGGTATGGAACGGATCGGCCAGAAATGCGGCATGGGGAAACGGCAAGTTTCTAATCATGTGCAACGGTTGATCGAGGCAGGTCTACTCGGAACAACCCGCCGTTGCCGCGACGATCACAAGTATTCCACCTACCTGTACCAGTTGAACCTGAGTTCCAGCGGTAATGGAGTTCCTCTGGGCCAGGAGAAGCCGAGTTCCGCTGGCCCAGCGGAAGTGGAGTTCCGCACAGAACCATCAGTAAAGAACCGTAAGAAAGAACCATCACTATCTTCATCATCTGTCGATGATGGGTTCGCAGAGTTCTGGAAGATCTACCCACGCAAGGTAGGCAAAGGGGCCGCCCTCAAAGCGTTCCGCAAACACCGCAAAAAGACGGCCCTCGACCTTATTCTCAACGCTTGCAGTTTG